GCAGTTACTATATTACTATCATTACTAAGCTGTTTAATAGTAAATTGCCCAGATGTGGGACTTGATAATACTTCAGCATTATTAATATCAATATCCGTATATATAAAAGATTGACCATTATAAGATACTCTTTGACCTTTTCTAAAAGTCGCGGTTATAGTACCAAATGTACCCGCGTCATCATCACTCCAAACATTATTTATTACAGTACCTCTAAATGAACGTATCTTATCTGCATCAATTCCTGGTGGAATATATTCTTCTGTCCAGCAAGCATACCATGTAGCAGTAGAAGTATTTGTTATAGATAATGAATCACTCCAATGCTCACCAACTGTTTGATTGGGTACTAAAGACCATCCAGTAAATACATAACCACTACGTGTTGGGTGTTCAATTTCACTGAAATCTAGGTTTGCTTCATATTCAATACTTTCCTGAGGAGCATCGCCTACAAAAGACCCTCCATTAGCATCAAAATTTTGAGTTATAAAAATTTTAGTCCATTTAGCATAAAATGTTGCCGCTGCATTTCCAGTGTAAGTGGTTATAGGAGTAGCCGTACCATCTTGATTTGTCCAACCATCAAAGGAATAACCCGTTCTCGTCGGTGTACCAAGTACAAGATTTTCTTTATACCATTTTGTTTTTGTGGATATAGATCCATTATTATTTAATGTGACAGTATATGAAGCCCTTGCCGGAACAGTAAAAGTTGCTGTAACAGAAGCGCTGTCAACTGATGAGCTTAACTTTGAAGTAAGCTTAATTGTTTGTGCCGAATGTGTTTTTGTAGTTGAAAGCGACCGTGCTCCAAGCATTTGATGATTACCAGCTTTCCAATTTTTATTATTAACTGTAGCCGAATCATTATTATGACCCGTACAGGATAAAACATTAGTTAATTTAGCATTTGTATACCAACCACTTTTAACATTACAACCCGAAGATGCGGAAATAGTATATGTTTCTGCATTATTTACAGTCACTGAATATGTTAAATAAGCTCTTAAAAAGTTTTTTCCACCTGAGGTATCCATATAAGATGAATATATTGTAGCCATTATTCTCCTCCCGTAATCCTCTTAATCGATAAATGTCCGTTAGACCTCATAATAAATCCAAGACCTCCGGTAAGAGTACCAGATACTTTTGTTCGCATGAGAATCTGTGTAGTTTGTAACGATGGCGCAACAAAATTTTCCCCTCCGGCGTAAGCTTGAATAGAACTACCAGATTTGAATTGAACTTGATCATCTGTAATTACTACAGATTTAGTTTCTGTACCATCACTAGCTTGTATAGTTATTGATGGCACTTCTGGATTAATTGAAATTCTTTTATTTATTTTTTCAACTACAGGCCCCATAATGTTTATGTTATTTTCAGCTACTCCAAGTCTATTATTTACTGAATTTAACGTATTATCCGTAGTTGTTTGTTTATTTTGAATGTCATCAATATCAGTAGTTAAAGTTGATAAATTATTTTCTATAATATCTTTTTGTTCTTCTATTCTACTAAAATTTTCTTGAAGTTGAGCCGATTCTTCTGCTAAACCCATAACAGATTCTACTATAACGTAAAATTGCGTTATAGTGTTATCTTCTACTATGATACCAAATGAGGCAAGATCTACTGTTCTTCTTTCTATTATTGAATTTTCTAAACTCCATACTGAACCACTTTTACTAAAATAATACTGGCCAACAATTGGAGCTGATTGATCTGAACTAACAGCTGCTTCTACTATAGGCTCAATTTGTTCAAGAAAAAGTTCTTCATCAATAATTACATCTATATCTTCTGAAGCACCTCCACTCGTAGATGTTACAAAAGCATGGTATCCACCTGATACTGCGGTTAAAAGCTCTGAAAGAGTACCGCCTGCGATTTCGACGCCAGTAGCATAAAGTTTTCCGTCTGTTGTGACGCCGAATGCATTACCAGCTGTGAATGCCCAATTTTGACTTTCTTCTCCACTGATAGTCAAAATTCCAGTATAGCTAGGTGAAATATAAATTCCACCATCTTCACCAAAATTCCCAGTATAAAGCGATTTATTAGTATCAGTACCTATACTCCATCCACCAATTGTACCACTCGTCGCAGTTATTGCTCCACTTATATGAGCTTCTTTTGCATATAAATTACCTGCTGAGTCAACTCCGAAATTCGAACCGATGATCGCGCGCCATTTAGGATCGTTTGTTCCTGGAGTATGTCCATTAATCGTAATTCCAGTCTTGTCTAAAGTAGAAAGATATACATATCCATTACCAGAAGTTACGCCACCAATTTCAATTCCACCCTTAGACAAAACCAACCCATTAGAATTTAACGTAGCTACTGCACTATTATTCTGCGCATCATACAATTTAAGAGCAGGAGAAGTTCCTCCTAAAATTTCTAAGCTCTTTCTTCCTTTATAAGTACCAGTAGGTATTAAAAAAGTAAGTCCCGTACCTTGTAATGAAGCTAATATATCCGCACCATTACGTAACCAAACTCCATCAGAACGTGTTAATAAATTTCCGCCAGAAGGAGATTGTTTAAATTCACTTATATTTATCTCTGTAATATAAGAACCCGCTGGAACTGACGCACTATAATCACTAGGAATTGAAAAGAAATGTTGATTAATTCCAGTAGCAATTGAGAGCGCGCCTTGTGAGTCTTCAATTGTTTGTTGAGCAATTGACTTAGCTTCTGCTGTATCTTTCGCCGTCTGCGTTAACCCCAAATCTTCTGTAGGTGTGCTCCAGCTTTTAGTAGTGTTGTCACTTAAAGTAACCTCTAAACAAGTCCAATAAGTACCGTTTGCTACATAAGTCGGATTTTTTGAAGTCCAAGCGTTCTGAGTATCCGTTGATACAATTGATGTATTCTTATCAACTTGCGGTACATTTGCAGAATTTGTTTTTAAATAGTATAATACGCGCGTATTCTTTACAGATAATCCATCAGTTCCAATAAATTCTGACCACTTCCAACTACTACTATTCCAAGCTGGTATAGAATCGCTTGTAGGAATACTTAATACTGCAATATAACGAGTATCAGTAGTCGGCGTTTCTTGAAACTGAGAGGCTGCTGTCAATGGCGCTTTAGTTGCATAACGGATATATGTAGTTAAATCCGTTGTATCTGTAATTGTAATTGTTCCATAAGAAACTTGTGCCATTTTAATCTATCTCCTTTTAACTCCTAATTTGTCCGTGGATTGTGCCATCTGCGTCGATTGTCGCGCAGTTTTGATAGAGGGATTTGACGTCGTCGGCGGATAGGGCGGTTGCATAAATGCGAAAATCTGACATATCAGTATTATCACTACAATATGTTGTGCCACTATCCCATCCATTTATATATATCGAAGTACCACTAATTGCTTTATATGTTTTAGCTTGTCCATAAAGTTCACCATCTACATATAATTTACAAACGCTTCCATCACCCGTCATTACATAATGATGCCACACCTTTACACTCGGCGCAGTAATTGTAGTTGTTGTATTTGGTTTATAAATTGGATTATTACTTCCATCACCAGTATTCCAAAGAGTACCTTGATACATACCATTTAATCTAACTCCATCACTGAATCCCCAAAACATTGGAGAATTAGAAGCTCGTTTACCCCACCATGCAAATGAATATGAATTACCAAACCCAGAAGTTGGAAAATTTGATATGTGAATTTTTTGATTAGTTGCCCCTATATGAGTTGATACTTGATATTTTGGAGTATCTGAAGTATAAGTTAATGCACCAATTTTTTCTCCATTATTACAAAATCCCGAACAGTCATATTCGGTTGTTCCATTCAAACCGAGAGTTGTATAGAGGGTGTCAGCGGAATTTGGACACCATGGGGTCGCAGTAGAACCTTCTTCTAATTTAATATAAGATATATAAAAAGAAATATTCTCCTGTCCATCATTAATATTACCGCCATTAGCAACTAGATAAATAGTGTTACTATTAGCAACAAAAGTTACAGATGTTCGATTTTTAGATTTTTTAACAGTACCAAAATTTACTTTAGTAATAACATCAGTGTCTGCACCATATTTAGCTTGTGAAGTAGTACAAATGCTTAAGCCAAACTGGCCGTTGTATCCTGTATAATTTTGCTCTACTGAGTAATCAAATGATAAAGTATAAGTTTTTCCACTTGTAACAGCAATAGCATCAGTAAAAATTTTTTCCCAACCACCAATTCCTTTAATTAAAGTATATTTATTATCATATCCTTCACCAGTTAAACTAACGGAATTCGGCATATAATTAGTCCAAGTAGTAATTTTAGCATTATTTCCACTAAGTAAATTTTCCTGTCCCCATCCTCCTCTATTCAACGGATAATGAAGTACAAGCCCCTGAGCAAGTTGCTTAACTTCCATTAGAGAGAGAGCATGATTATAAATGCGAACATCATTTAAGTAAGCTGTTACTGGCTCAGTAGTATTAGGCCCCGCCCCTACACCAATATAGCTTACGTTAGTAAAAGAAGGAACAATAGTAGTGTTATATTCTTTATCTAATACTCCATCTAAATAAATCTTCATTTTACTATTTTCATAAAGACATATAACATGAGTCCATTGATTTAAAGTAAGAGCACTTGAAGTGCAACTATACTGAGTACTATTAGTTCCATCTCCACAAGCAAATATTAAAGTAGAATTACCTCCTCTTACAAAACAAGTAAATCTATTATTAGTCCACCCAGAACCATTACCAATATGAACTAATTGGTCATTAACACTACCATTTGATGGGAGTTTAACCCAAAAAGCCATAGATACTCCATTTGTTGCGGTAGTGAGTGGATTAGTAATCTTTAAATAATTAGGAGTAGAACGATTAAAGTAATAACATCCACCCAACTTTCCTGCTGAATTAAATGTCGCTCCATTATTCGTAACCGTCACATTCGACAATCCTTGATTCCTTAAATCTTTCGTCAATGGCAACCATACCTGTAATGCCATACTCTTTCCTCCGTTAAATCCATTCCGTATACCGCGGCCGGTCGTCGATGTCCATCCATCAACGACCGCGCGCAGAATACGTTTAATCTATGAATAAAATTTCTCATTATTTAAATTATAACATAAATTTAATTGACTGTCAAACTTTTTATATCTCAACTTTTACCACAGCAGTAATCTTATTACTAATAACACTACTATCTACATATACAAACTGTTGGTTATGCGTCATAGCATATTTTAACGCAGCTGGAGTATTACTATCACTAGAGCTATAAGAACTATTCTCATCGTCTCTAAAATACCACGTATATGTATATTTATAAGGATTATTAGCATCTCCACGATATCTTGTACCCCAATTACTACTAGTTGAATCTCGCCAATAATACCTAATTTCACCCGTTGGTACTGCGGGATTTCCGCTTGTCACTACATAGCAATAACCAGTTTTACCTGCAAAAACTCCTGTATTAGTGCTACCACTTGGTACAACAGTACCAACACCTAATAAGTCATCTGATACTACCGTATCATAATCTTCTTCATCACCTCTGCGGATAACCCTTGCATAAATAACCCCTATTCCCTGGCCATTTACAATTTGTTCACCAACAGTTGAATGAAGTGATACTTGTAATGGGTCGTCTATATCTTTTAAATTAATATATTCCGTATAAGTTTCAGTAACTCCACCTCTAGTAATCGAAACAGTAAAGCTAAAACCTAAATATCCATTAACCGAAGTGCCTTTAACACTAAGTATATTATTTGATACTGTAATACCACTATCTCCATATTCAGTAATTGTCTTCCAAGTTCCATCAAAAACTTTCCAAGTCGGACTTCCCCAAGCACTAGATGCAACTGAAGAGGTACCTGACATCACTAAAGGAGTTACTGTAATTGTTCCGTCTTGATTTTCAAAAGTATCGCTTGGATTTGGTTGTAATAAAACCCTAATTGGTTTTAATGCTTCTGGCTGTGCTTTATAAGTATATGTTTGAGATAAAATTTGATTATCTGCATACTCAAGTTCTAAAGTAATAGAACCCGTGGCGCCAATATTAGTATTGGCATTAATTACATAACGCACGTTATCAATAGCTCCATTTCCAGTTACCTGTGTATCCCCTAAATAATATTTAGGTTCTACCGTAGAAAAAATTACTGGGGCATTTCTCAATGTTGGATAAGTTGAACCTCCACGATAAATTGTTTTAGCATCTATTCCATGCATAGCTTCAACTGGTATTTTAATTGTAAAAGATTGAGAAGTTTTATAACTAAAATCAGTTGAAATTCCATCAAACTGATTTCCAATCATAAAATTCCACGGAGATTTACCATCTATACCATCTTCGCCATCTACTCCATCGCAACTAATTACAATTTTTTGTGTATCAACTGATTCACCATTATATTTTAAAGTGGTATCAATATAATCTATCATACTTGCTGAACTGCTACCACTTGCCGCTTTATCTGCTAAAGTAATAGTTAATGCAGCATTTCCATTAAGTAATGGACTACTTTGTGTTCCATTTTTATAATGTATTACTGCTTCAATAGTATTAGCTACATGATAATCATCGGTCCCGCCGCCTGTTCTTACAATAGCGTCTACAACTATTTGAGGAGGTGTATATACACCATTCGGCGCGGCCACTGTATTTCTATTAGCAACAACAGAATTTAATCGTAAAGCATGACTAATTAAACTTGGGTTTTTTTGAATAGTAAATCTTTTGACTTGATTCGATATACTACTATTAGTATTTTGTGCAGTAAATTGAATCCAAGCAGTATTACCGGTCATACCAGTAACTTTAGTAATTTCATTATTATTACCCGTTGGTAAAGTATTAAAAGCAGATTTTCCTGTTTGATAAGTTACGTTTCCAGAATCTGCAATAGATATAGTCCAACCACTATTAGCAACTAAATTATTTTGTCCACCCTTATCTAAATGAAATATAGTAGTAGCATTAGTAAAATCAATCACGCCATTATACTCATTAACTGTTTCTTGGTCATTATCTAAATAAACAGAATAAGTTGAGCTACCCGGCGTAGCATCTTGCAATTTATAAATTGTAAAATAATCAGTTAATCCATTTAAAACCTCATTGCCTGAAGAATCAATTTCTACAATTTTAAATTGAGCTGATTTATTAGTTTCATATCCACTACTATAAGTATTAATATTACTTGTAGTTACTTGTAAACTTAAAGCAGTATAAGGTATATTATCACTTTCAATTAAAACGTCATCACAATACCAGTGGACTCCACTAATAGTAGAGCTTTTTTCCACTGTTAAATCAATTGCAGTAACACCAATCGCTGTTCCTTGATAATCATAGGCAAAATGTGAACCACTTCCAACCAACTGAAGTGTTTTTGCTGGAGTACCAGGTTGTCCATCGGCACCTTTTTCACCATTGTTTGCTATAGTTAAATCTAGTGTAGCAACACCGGTAATAGTTGTATTTGGATCTCCATCGATTGGTTTGAAAGTAATAGTAGCAGTATATGTTACTCCTACACTATTCGTAGCTAAATTAGTAGGACGTTGTAGCGATTTCCCATCACTAGGATAAGATTCTGGCTGTCCTGTGGTTGGTATATTATTATAACTTGTACCATTCTCAACTTTAGACCATTGTATTGACCATTTATTACTTGAAGTTGGATAACTAACCCCATTATAATATACGTGTGGAGTAATAATTAATGGATTGTTTACCGTCCAGTTTGGATAATAAGTAGCCGTAGTGGGCGGATTATCCCCCGCATCATATATTTGTTGTCTTACTGTACTACCAGTTAAATATACAGATAACTGTCCTAAATCAGTAGTATCTGTAATTGTAATTGTACCATAACTTGTACTCATCTTCTCCTCCTAATCAAAAGAAACATTACAGTAAAATACTGATTTCATATCAACATCTTCTGTAGTTATCATTATTTGATTTTTTAATAATCCATCTTTTATTCCCTGTTTATAAGGAGTCCATCCACTTACAGGTTGTCCTTCCTTATCCATTTTACTCCAATTAAATTTATTTTCATCAATTGTTGAAGTTATATCTTCTGTACCTTTATACACATAGCAAGTAAGAATAGCTGTCCGGTTGCCAAATACAAAATTATTACCAATATTAGATTCTATTCTAATAGTTCTAGCATCCTCTCCTGGCGGCCCAGGCACGCCTTCAGCTTCTATATCTGCAACATTTTGATAATGTCCAGACCCTTGTCCATGTTCATCTGGAATCTCAAAAGATATTTCAGCTGCACTAATTTTTAATTTTTTCTCACCAGTCTCTTTATCAGTATAAAAGGCAAGATATTGTTGTAAATCACCAAGATACATATTATCTGTATATATACCTTGAGTACCTATCATATTATTATAAATATTTGTATTTACACTTGTCGCTGGCAATTCTGGTAAAGTTCCTAGAATTCCTCGATAGTTGTAAGAAACTTTTACTTCTTTTGTTTCATCGACAGAAGTCTCAAATAAACTAATTGCCCGAGCTGGCAATGCTACTGTATTATCAGAACTATTAATTCCAATTCCGTAATTTGAAGTGCCAGCTTTATTGCCCATATCTACGAGCGCGCCACCAATCAAATCATCAGCAGAATCAACAATTGCATTGTCTCCTACAACCATCGCTCCTGCGCCAAGTAAAGTAATATATGTTATGCCTTCAATAGTTTCTTTACTTCCAACTTCATAGACGTGAGTCAAACCATTATTTAATAAAATCGGTTGTGTATCAATTGGTTCTTGGTCTTTACCTATGTAATTACTAACCTTACACCATTGACCAGCTTTAAATAATATCGGCTTTTCAACACTTAATACTAAGTTATTTCCGTCTACTGCGGCCGAGCGTATAGTTGATGATGGTCTAAATATAAATATACCACCAACCGCTTGAATCTCTGCATATTCAAATACAGCTGTCTTAATTGCCCCTCGCGCAGTAATATTATTAAATACTGCATCACCATCAGCATTAATCATCCAACCGGCGCCAGTTTGATAGTTAGAGGTGCTAATTAACGAATTAACTCCATCAATATTAATGTGCGGTTCTCCAGTACCAACTTGTACTAAACCGCTAAATTCACCAGCTTGTGCATTGATAGTACCAGTTATCGTTAAGTCGCCATCATTATCAGTATTTAAAATAGAATTTCCATTCTTATCGCTAATATTAATTCCATAAATACGTTCGCCAGTCTGTTCATCAAAGCCTAAAGAACCAATTTTAATTCTTTCTGTATTTGTACCATCAATAACTTGGAAATCATTCTCTGACGTAATGCTAACCTTACCGCCATCTTCATAAGAATTTTTAATAAAAAATCCGTCCCAAGTTACCGCAAAGTGCGCCTTATCTAGCACTTCTTGTAAGTTCTGTGCCTTAAAGGTGCCGCCATCTTTTATACCATATAAACCATATTGGTCATAACGTACATAAGTTTGTAGGTCATAAGTTTCATCTTCTTTAGACTTATAAGCACTAATTCCAGATTTATCCCAACGGAAGCTTGGATTTTCCTTATTTCCAATTATGACTTCGTTGGTGTTCAAGCTACCAGTGTATACAGCACCTATATTAAGTCCTTGACCATCAATAGCTGTGGTCCAAGTATTTCCACCATCGGAAGATACTCTTATCCCTTCACTATTAATTATAACACGATTAGCCTGGTTGGTCAAATTTTTAATTGTTATTTGATCACCATCGATTACTACCGAGCCATCAGTTGTTAAGCTATATTGTTTACCGCTAATATTATTCAAAGAGTCAAGCAGTACATCTTGATTAATAGTTCCGTTTGCATCAAGCAACGTACTAATCTTTGCATAAGTAGCTTCATTATATTGTACTGTCTGAACTGTCGCACTAATTCTTTGGAAAAAATCTTCAAATCGTGTTTTATAGTTCTGAACAGTTATAACATTTTCATCAGGTTTATCTAAGTGCCATTCAACTTCAGATACAATTACCTCTTCACGCACCGGAGTTAATACTCCATTTACTTTAGTCCACCCAAAGAATTCAGTATCTTCTACATAGGATTTGTCTCCAGCATCGAATAAGTACCATTCGAATCCTTCTAGCTCACTGATTTCGACTACATCAATTGTATACGAAACTGTCGGTTGCGCCGAGGTGTTCCCGACTTGTAAAGCATCGAGATAGTAGAGTTCTGAATCGATATAGTCAGTAGAACTCCATGTACCTTCTTGAATGAAACGGCTGTATTTATTGTTAAATTCTTTTGTTAGTTCATCTTTTTGTTCTTGGATTTCTTTAATTTCGTCTTCCACGCCCGCAACTGTATTATTACTTGTAATTTTAAAAGTTACAGTTTTGGAATCATTTATTGTATACTGCGCCGTTTCCATTGTATATCCATCTGGCGCCGTAAACGTAAGTTCCGTATCATCTGTTCTTACATCAAAGAATTTTTTACTTACTGTGGAGGTATCTTTATAACTTGTTTTCCCTTCACTATCTTTTAAAGCAAATTTAAATCCATCTAAGTAATCATTCAGCTCAACAAATACATGACGTTGTTCATTATCGTCTTTATCTACCCAGACTTTAACCTTATAATTCTCAGAGCCACGTAATTGTTTTCTAACCGCCCAATACTCTTGATTTACATTAGTTAATATACCAGAGTAGTTATTAATTGAGGCTGAACTAACATACAAGTCACCAATAATACTATATATAGTATCTTCTTCAGTATAGTCATCTAATATCTCATAGTAAGTACCAAGGTCTGCATCAACAGGTTCCTCGACACGCTCCATTTTTCCATCTTTACTGATATAATAAGGCTTATTTGCTATAACCGTCGAGTCAGTAGTCTTTATATAGAAATCGCCTTCAAAAGAAGTCGCATTTTCTTGAGCTTCCCTATAGTCCTCATAAGAACGTCCAGTTAAGTTCTCAAACTCACCTAACGCATCGGTCTTCGTCTCTTTCGCTGTCTCAACAAGCTCTGTATATACATTACGCTTACTGCCAAGCGCCGTCATAGACGCCTCTAAGTCTCTGCGCTGCCTTTCTTTATCTCGTAAAGCTAAATTCTTTTCTGCAACCGCAGTAACAAATTTTAATCTATCTGCTTCTACAGTTTCTCTATCTAATAAACCTTGACTATAGTAATATTCAAAATTTAATATATACGATTCTCCGCTTGTATTAGAAGGAGCATTACCAATAGAGATAAAACCTTCATCTACATAATCAGACTGTGATTGTTCTACTATCAGCTTAGTTACAAACTCATCAGAATTAATTGTACGTTCAATTGATTGTAAATTAATTCCATATTTGAAACCTGCCCAATTATCTTTACCTGCATATTCTCTTAAATATACGTATTTCTCTGGCTTGCCTTCTTTATCATAGCGGATATATCCGTTATCATCATGTTTTACAACTAAGTCAATCCAACATTCAAAAGTTTCGGCAATTGTTTGTAATATATCAAAACAATTAGTTTTTGAAGCACTAATTGATAAATTTTTCTCAGAACCTTCATTATATAAAGGTTTTACTTCATCAGTTATTCCATATTGAGACTTTAACTCCTTAATAGTCGAATACGTCTCTATGTCTTCTGCGGCCGCGCCATCAGCTGGCTTCAAATAGAAATAATCAGCTTGATTAGAAACCGCAGTAGGTATATTACCAAGTAAAATTGGCGTCTCTCCAGTAGGATCAGCCCCATCTGGTACGAAACGAGTAAGTTGTATATCTTGGATATAATAAGTAACCTTACCAACTGTATTATAGATGAATATACCAATTTTTTCAGTAACATCAGTCATTACTGTATTTGGTATGGATTTTTTAGCTGTGGCTACTAAATAGTAGTACGGTAAATAGCTACTCTCTTCTTTTGGTATAAAATCACCATTTAATCCATCCCAAACATATTCTTTTTCATCTTTGCTATCTATATATACATACTTAGTAGAAGGAGTTTGAACAACAGTATCAATTACATAGTTCTTTTTTCCGTTTTCTCCATCTTCTAATGTACCGCCCTTAATAATATTATTTAAAATTTTTGGAGTACCATCAAACTCCATAATAATATTATTCGGATCAATATGTTTGTAATAATAACTCCATCTATTTGGCTCATCTTGAGTATACTTGGCAACAATTAACCTCAAATCGGAGGTCGGTACCAAGCAATCAATATCACTCGTATCGCTTTCTTCTTTTTCATACCACCCATTTTGTGACGGATTGTCTCCTTCTTGTGGAGTTACTTCTTCATAACTTTCAGAATTGTGAGTATAATACGTCTTATCCTCGTCAACTTCCGTATCTTCGCTCAATACATACTCATACTCAGGTATTTCCGGATTTCGTTGACCCGCGCGCCACCTAAATACAAACTTCTGACCTTTTGAAATAGACTCAATAGAAGAAGCATTGTTTTCAATACCGCTATTGAAAACTGCATTCTTATAGTTGGTTAAAGCTCCTTTAAACTTAACCTTTAAAAATCCCTCTATTTCAGAAAGACTAACTAAGTCAGCTAACTTTTTACCAGTTCCTAACTCTGGCTTAGTCACTAATTCTAACTTATCAATCTTATCCTTATCAGACTCCGGAACAAAATCTACATAAGGATTCCATCCTTGTAAACTTCCATCTTCTAACACATTAAAGTTCTCACCATTGGTAATATAGTTCATTACCACATTAGAAGTCGTATAAGTATAATCCTTATATCTATAAATTTCTCTGTCTCCTGCGGCAAAGCGATCGACAGTACGTTCCATTACTGGATCGTATGTGGTGAGCTGATTGTAGGCTAAACGATTGACTTGATAACGATTTTCAATTTCGCCTATAGTAATAATAAGGTTGCCATTCTCGTCCTCAAAATGATTGTTTTTAAAAACTAAGTCAGTTGTAATCCTAAAGTTAGTATCAGTAATTACATTTTTGTCATCAATTGTGTATTTTCTATTTTCATCTCTAATAATAAATTGAACGAACTTACCATTCTGATTCTTGACATAGCTATAAAATACATATATTGATACTGGAATTTCAGGTAATGTATCTTCAGTCTCACTAGCATTTATAATATCAATCCCAGTCGTAGAAACTAAACTAGCTTTGTAAACCGGCTCTGCAATAAATTGTTTCCCGACGTTGGCGCCACCCAGCTTCCAATCCGTATCTTTAATCGTTTCTTTTGCCAGCTCTCGCGCCGTACCTTGATTGTTATTTAATTCTGAATCAAAAGTAATATTATATCCATTCTTTGAAAGCTCAAGTACAAAAGCATCAGTACAAGTATAAGTCCATTCTAACCCATCACTTGACTCCACGTGCTCTTTTATAATAAATTCATACCACTTACCATCGTAATGAAGTTTAACTTTGCGCTCGTTCATTAATAAGCTCGCAAATGGATTAACAATACCTTCATTACCAGTATATGGGTCAAAATACTTATATTTCAAAGAGAAAGTTAAAGTTTTTTCTCCGTTTGCTTTCTTATTAAAAATCGGATTATATACTTTATTTAAACCCGTCATTGTATCTGAACCAATAACGGCTAATTTATTTTCTATAAATTTTTTTTCGTCTCCGTCTTGGGTAAGCTTATCTTCCCAAACGGAAATTTCATATGGCTTTATTAATCGCTCACCCATTTGTTCCTCCTAGAAATAAAGGTAATCGTAAAAAATTTCAATACCGTCGGCGCCATTGGTTATTTCTAAAACAGAACCATCGTCTTTACTAATGTTAGTTTCGAATTTAAAGAAATAACCAGACTCTACAAATTCATTATAGATATTGCCCGATGTTGTAATAATTGATCCTTCGTCAAACTGAGATACGCCTGCAATTATTTCATTAGTTGTATCTATTAATACGCCCATATCTCCCCGGTTTTCAGCATTCTTTTTTAAAGTAATAGGCTTTATAACCATCGAAGCAGTAGTCTTATTTCCGTCTGGCTTATAATTTAAAGTCACACCCGTTTCTGCTACTGCGGCTGGAAGATATAAGCGGAAACCAGTTTCTACATCTCCTGGATTGTATATTTTAATAGCGCCGGTTTCACTATCATATATATCAAAAATATTTTTATACTCTTCTTCTTTTAAAATTCCACTAGAAATAGCCCAATCAGCACTTTCTTCTTCTTCTTCTGGTAAAACTTTATAAACCGACTTCGCAAAAGGAAAATAACAAACAAAACTTATCTTCCCTTCACCTTTATAAATTCGTTGAGTACCTTCTTGTTTTATATACGGATAAACAGGCTCACGCTCCCAAGTAGGAACGACTACTTCTTCTTGAGTTTCCTCATCAATAACCGTTTCTTCTCCCCGTATGACCCTTAAACCAGGTTGCGGCGTGGTACTAACTACCTTAATCGGCTCATCAAAGCAAATATAAGAAAGTTCAATTGGGCTTTCAATTTTTGCCATATATTTTTTATACGGACGCTCATTGAAGATTAATTCCTTCGGTTTTCTAGTTCCAAAAACCTTTCTTAATTCTCTAAACTGCGCCTCAGTTAATGAATCAAACGCAATTTCAATTTCAATCCTCTTTGGTCCATAATTACTTCCAAAATAATATTCTCCATCAATCCCTGGAACTTCGGCAGTTATATCTTTAATTTCCGGCTGTAATTCTTCGCTATATCTATCTCCACCAGAAACTCTTAATACATCTAAGTTCTGTGTCCAATCAGAACTATTCCAACTACCGAATGTGAAACCTGTAAAATCAAAGTTCCCCATCGCCTTTCACTCCTATAAACATTTTATCCTATTTTCTTGGTATAAACTAAAAAATCATGCTCCTTTAAGCACGTTTTATATACGTCTCTGATAATTGTAATCGCTAGAACCGCTTTATTATTTTCATAGTCTTCATGTTCGCGGCAATAATCTTCATATAAATCTATGTCCTCTAAAATTTCATCGAAGTGTTCCTTCGAATGCCGCTGAGCGTAAAGAATTTCATCACTAAAACGTAGAATACGTTGTCTTGCTTGACGTACTCTTTCCAGCTCTTCATCTGATTTTAATTTTTCTAAATCTTTTTGTAAGTCATCGACTTTTTCTAAAACTTCTCCATTAATGGCTCTACCTAGACCTCTAAGTAGCCATTGCCAAATGTTTAACTCTACTCGTGGTACTTTAAAAATCGCCCCAAAAAGGATGACAACACCACTAATAAAAGTTGTTTGTAGTATAGTCTCTAAGTATTGCATTGATATTTCCCCCATTTAGTCATCCTTATCAAGGACATCTATCTTCTTTTATAAGTGGAGTTATACGTCAAAAACTCTACTTTTTTGAAAGGAGGGAAGAGTTATGAGTAAAGGCGAAGAAAAAATTATAAGCTTGTTAAAAAAAGGAAAATATAAATTTGAAAGAGAAAAACGATTCAGCGATTTAAAAAAAGGACTATATCGTTTTGATTTTTACGTCGTTGGCGGCCGAGCCATCCCATGTGCGTTAGAGTATCAGGGAGAGCAACATTACCAATATGTTTCAAAATTTTATCACTCCCGCGCAGAGTTCGAGGCAGCAAAAGAAAGAGATAGACGTAAAATAAGCTACTGTCTTGCACATAAAATACCGATTTATATAATTCCCTACTGGGAGCTAGACAACTTACATACTGCGGCCGATTTGTTTCAGCCGAAATTTCTAGCCAAAAATCGCTGGAAAAACGATAATGATTGGCAGAACTATAAAAATTTGACAAAGCGACAATAAATTTGATACAATATAATAGAAAGAGAAAATCAAAAAATTAAAAAAGAGGTATTATATGAATTATTATTTATTAATTCCTCTTCTTTTAAGTATTATTTTAATTATTATATTAATATTTATATTAAAAAGGAAGAAAAAAGAATTAAATGAAACTCTTAATAAAGTAAACTACTATAAAACAATTAAGCGCGATGAATTAAAATCTTGCTTTAAAGAAGAGTGGAAAAATGAAGAAGAAAACTTAGAAGAAAAATTACGTATTAAGCATGACGGACTTAATAAAGAATGGCAGGAAAAATTTCAAAAGCATCAACTAGAATTATCTAATTTAAGTAATGAGATTAAAAAATATGAATCTATTTTAAAAGAAAAAGAAAAAAGATATAATGAAGTAAATCAAGACTTAGAATTGTATCGTAAAGGTAAAATTGAAGAAATTGATGGCGCGGGCGCAGAATACGAACAACGAAAACGTATACTGGTAAGTCAATCGGTTGATAAGTATAGAGATATACTTATTGAACAAGCCAACGATATGATTGGAACATTAACAACTAAAATCGATTTTACCAATAAAGAATTAGAAAAATTACAAGCTGAGTTAGAAGTAGAACGTAGTAAGCGCGCCGCTATAAATGAAGAGATACGTAGACAGCGCCAAATCGAAGAAAACAAAGACTTCTATCGAATTCAACTCGATCCTAACGATAAAGATGATATTGAAATACTTCGTTCTATTACGCCAAGATTACGTCGCCCAGAAGCAATTAATAAAATTATTTGGAATGGGTACTACCAGAAACCTCTTGCGGAACTTAGAAAGCGCGCAGGCATTGAAGGAAGTGGAGTTTATAAAATAACTCGTTTAAAAACTAACGAAGTATATATAGGACAGGCGCGAAAAATTTCTGATAGATGGATGCAACATTGCAAAAGCGCTCTTGGTGTTGGGACTTTAGCTTCTTCACAACTTCACAGAGTTATGGCAGAGGATGGACCTGAACAATTCTTATGGGAAGTTTTAGAAGAGGTAGAGCCTGAGAGGTTAAGAGAAAGAGAATCGTATTATATTGATTTTTATGATTCTAAAAATTATGGATTAAACTCCGTAAGTGGAGATAAGAATAAATAACGCGACAGCGAAGGAGAAAATTTAAATGGAACTTACAACAATTCAGAAAAAAATTATCACAACAGAAGAACCAAAGGTAGTTGTGCTTAGCAGCGCAGCTAGTGGAAAAAGTAGAGTAATTGTAGAAAGGATTAAGTACTTACTTAATAAAGGCGTTGACCCATCAAAAATTGTAGCAATTACTTTTACGAACAATGCGGCCTCGGTGATGTATGAACGGCTGGGATACCCAAATGGGTTATTCATTGGAACAGTTCATTCATATTGTAATTACTTACTCCGCGGCGGCGCCGTAGACACAACTGATATTATAAAACAAGAACGATTTGATGATTTGTTTGAAGAAATTAAACGCAATTTAAATTGTATTAAAGAGGTTGATTATCTGCTGCTTGATGAAGCACAGGATAGCACGAAAGCTCAATTTGAATTTTTTAAACTTATCAATCCTAAAAATTACATGTATGTAGGAGATGTGAAACAAACGATTTTCACATTTAATGGTTCTGACCCAAATTATTTAATTAATCTTTGGAATCAACCCGATGTAACTGTTTATAAAATGACGCAAAATTTTAGGAATCTATCAGATATTTTACATTTTGCCAAAAAATTCCTATATAGACTTGGTCCAGATTATGATGACGATTCGATTTCAATGCGCCATTCTAATAATGGAAGTTCAATCCATGTTTTGGAAGGGAATTATACGCCTTCTGAGGCAGTAGAAACGCTTATTCGAGTAAATAATCAGCTCGGCGCTAAGTGGGGAGACTGGTTCGTACTTTGCAGAACGAATAAAGACGTAGAACTTTTTCAATTTTTGCTTGATAAGAGAGATGTACCTACTGATACATTTAAGCAATCAGATTTGACTAATTCTCAAATTGAAAAGAAAATGAAAGAGGATACAGTAAAAGTATTAACCGCGCATAGTGCAAAGGGGATGGAGTCACCATATGTACTGTCATATAATATACGAGCTTATAATGATGATGAAGCGAGATTGTGTTATGTCGCAGCTACTCGTGCGAAAGACTTTTTAATCTGGGCGAAGATGCCACCGAAAAAGAAAGCCAAGAAGAAAATTGTAAATTGGGAATAAGCATAGAAAAAAGACGGGTTTAGGCCCGTCTTTTTAAATTCACTATGCGAATACAATTGTACAATCTCCAGTGATTATAAAATTATGATCTTCATAGACGCAATCTCCAGTAATTGTCGGTACACCAGAATAATCGCTACCATCAAGAACTGCACGACCCTTATATAGTGGTATAGTAAAAGTGCCTCCACCTGATACTTGATCAATAATAATAGCGTTTGAATCTAAAATTGGAGCATAAATTTCCCAAGTATAAAGAGCTTCATTATTTTCTAATATAACTTCAGCAGTTGTAATATCACTTAACGGTGCTGGTACATCAACTGTAACTTTACTATAAACTTTTCCTTCATCTGGTGTATATACTTTATTTTCTGTAGCTGCTAATTCAATTTCTTCTTTATTATCGCTATTCCCAAATGTTTCTAACATTCCATCCAATACCGCCACATTTGTATTATATGGGGTTGCTTTTACATATTTAAGAATATCTTGCTTAGTCATTTTAAAACCTCCTATTTATTATAATATTAGTAATTATATTATCTAATATATATTATATAACTGAGAATACTTGTGTTGTATATAAAATGTGCCTCACTAAGCCAAGTATATATCTCTAATATAAGTAACAAACCGCCTACTTAAATCTCCAAATTTGCTTTTTTTCAAAAATTCTTCTATAATATAAATATAATGGAAAGGAGTAAATAAAAATGAAAGTAAAAGTTGGAGACAAAATCAGAATCATTTATATGGATGGAGAACCGCAGTATTGGGGTAAAGAAGGTATTGTTGAAAAGATTGACGACGCAGGACAAATCCATACGACGGCCGGGGGTTGTGCAATTATTCCAGGAGTAGATTCTTTTGAAGTTATTGAGGAAAACTAATGTTTAAAGTAAAAAGAATCGATAATCAAAAAATCTACCAAGTTCTCGACACCTATTGCGACCCAACCTTCCATCACACTTATTTCCTCATATGGGACAATAACGGATGGCGTTGGCGGCCGGCTGATAAATTTGTTCCACCAAACTGGGAAGGAGAAGATAATGGATAAAGAAAGAATTGAAAAAATTTATAATAAAGCTCTATGTGAACGGTATCCTTTTCTAATAGCTCACAGCGTTTGGGCAGATAAACCTAAAGAAGATTATGATTATATAATACTTGATTTAATGCCTTCTGGGTGGCGCCGCGCCTTTGGAATACAAATGTGTGAGGAAATAAGAAAAATACTTATTGAAAATGATTTTTTATATGATTATAGAATAGACGATATAAAAGAAAAATATGGTGAACTTAGATGGTATGATTTCGGCGCACCACAGGAAGTTTATAATATAACTAATAAGTATAGGAAACTTTCAAGAAAGATTTGTATATGTTGTGGACAACCAGCCACGAAAATTTCGATGGGGTGGATTAGTCCGTGGTGTGATAAGTGTGCAAATAAATTACTAGCAAATACAAGCTTTAAAGATATAAAAGGAGAAACTGAATGATTTATGACGCTAAATCAATAGAAACATTATCATTTAGAGATGCTATAAGAGAACGCGTTGCAATGTACATGGGTAGCGCCGATAACCAAGGCGTTCTCCAATGTGTTCGTGAAATTATTACAAACTCCATAGATGAAATGACAATGGGATATGGAGATACTATTTGGGTTGAATTAGATAATAACCAAGTAACAATTCAAGATAATGCCCGTGGAGTTCCATTTGGTCCGCGTGATGATGGGACTGAAGTTATGGAAGCAATTTATACCATGCCTCACACCGGTGGTAAATTCGATGAAAAGGTTTATCAAAATGTTGCAGGTATGAATGGAATAGGAGCAAAAGGAGTAGCACTATCTAGCTCTTACTTTTTCGCATCTTCATGCAGAGATGGGAAACAAGCCACCCTTATTTTAAAAGATGGAATAAAAGAATCTTTTGAAATTGAAGAAATTGATGATATGAATCTTCATGGTACAAGAGTTACTTTTATTCCTTCGCAAGAGGTTTACAATCTTGAACCAATACATATTGATTTTAATGACTTAAAAGAAATGTGTAAGAATTGGTCTTACTTAACTCCTAATGTGAATTTTAAGCTTTACAATTACGATACTGGTGAAGAAATAAATTATAAATCAACAAATGGAATATTAGATTTTCTTAAAGATACAATCACAAAACCAATTCATAAAACTCCACTTTACATTTCAGTAGAAGAAAACGGAATTGAATGTGAAATTGCTATGCAGTGGGCGGCCGACCGCAGAGAACATTGGTACGTATTTACTAATGGACTTGCCAACTCAGAGGGCGGCACCTCACTTACTGGAGTTAAAACTTCTCTTACTAATTTCTTCAAAAAGAAATTTAAAGGAGAGTTTGCAGCTGATATAGCTCGTGGAGGACTTTATTACATTGTAAATTGTAAAGTTCCAAATCCATCTTTTGCAAATCAGACTAAAACAAAAATTAACAATCCCGAACTTCGTGGACTCGCGCAGCGTGCAACGACGCAGATGTTGGAAGATTTTAGTAGACGTCATGTTACAGAGTTCGATCAAATACTTGATTTGCTTACTAAAGAACTTAAAGCTGAACGTGCTGCAGAAAGGGCGCGCAAGCAGGTTCTTGAAGCAGGTAAAGAAATTGAAAAGAATCAAAAGAAAAAGGTATTTGCTTCAGATAAACTGAAAGATGCTGAATTCCTCGGAGAAAATTCAACACTTCTTCTTGTAGAAGGTAATTCAGCCGCAGCTTCAATGGCGGTCGCACGCGATGTAACTAAATATGGAATACTTGCACTTCGAGGGAAAATGATTAATTGTTTGAGCAACCCTGATGAAAAGATTTTTCAGAATGAAGAAATCAAACTTTTCCTTAGTGCTATGAATATTGTGCCAGGTAAATATAATGCAAAGAAATTACGCTATGGAAAAGTAGCTATCTGTACCGACGCAGATTCAGATGGAAGTCATATCGGTCTTTTAATAATGGCGGCGCTCCGTTATTTAGCTCCAGAATTCCTCGATGAAGGACGTTTATACTGGCTTCGTTCTCCACTCTATATAGTTAAAAAAGGTAAAGATGAAAAGTATTACTTTACCGATAGTGAATTTAATAGAGTAAGAAATAAAATTACTGGTGAAGTTCAGCGTAACAAAGGACTCGGCGCCCTTTCGGAAGACCAAGCTCGTAGGTCAATGTTTACCGAAGAATTTCAAAGAATGGAGCAGTTAATTCCTACAGAAGAAAGCTTGTTCTTATTGGAAGATTTAATGGGAGAGAGCGTAGAGCCAAGACGTAAATTCATTTTTAACAACATCGACTTTAGTGAAATAAAAGAGTAGAAAGGAGTAAGTGATGTCCAATATAAAAGATTTAGTAAAATTACAATATGAGTTTACAGCCGGAGATGAAACTAGTTATTATGAAACGATAAGTTTTCAAAAAGAACCTGTTTCAGTTTATATAGAAGCTATACTTGATCAAACAACTGAATGGGGCTTCATTACTTTAACTGACATCAATTCTTATGCAGAAGAAAGAATTGAATATCGACATGGTAAAATTACTAATGGTATTTTAACTAATTGGCTTGATAAAACAGTAGTTGATGTAACTTATTGCGGCGGATGGTCTAGAGGAGATTGGGGAATAAAAGTAAAATAATTTTTAAAAATTGATTTATTTTTAATTTTCTTTTATAATATAAGTATAGAAAAATGAAAGGAGAGAATTATGAAACTTGTAAAAGTAAAATTCGCAAATAGTCGCTTTGATAAATTTTATTATTATCAAACTCGATTTGATCTTATCAAAGGTGGAGTATATAATATTGTGGCTGACAATAGAACTTTTTATGACAATCCTATAACTGTTATTGACGATAATCTTCCTCTGTTGGTGGTTCCTTTAGGAGTTTGTATTAGAGAAATCACTTCTGCAAAATTAGTTGAAGCGCCGCCTAAGCCAACAGGCGGAATTAAAAACATTTATTTCAATGAAGATAAAGGAACAGTTGTTATCAAATGGGTTGACGGCACAAGAACTAAAGTAAAATGTCAAAACGGAGAAAAGTTTGATGCCGAAAAAGGTATCGCCCTTTGTTTTATGAAGCATGCTTTTAATAATAGAGGATGTTACAACGACGTATTTAAGAAATATATAGGAGAAGCAGATGAGTAATTTAAAACCGATAATTCAAGATAGTTTCGCACAATACGCAGGAGCCGTATTGCAGTCTCGTGCGTTAGTAGATGTGCGAGATTGTTTGAAGCCATCGGCTCGTCAGATTTTCTATTGCTTATACACAGATAAGTTCCTCCATTCTAAACCTTTTAAGAAAACTTTAAAGGGTATTGGATCGGCTATGAGAATGTACATCCATGGCGATTCAAGCTGCGAAGGAGTTATAATGCGCGCTGGCCAGCCATTTGCCATGCGTTATCCACTTATCGAGGTAGAAGGTTCATATGGCAACCTCATGGAATCTGGTAACTGGTCTGCGCCGCGTTATACTTCAGCTCGTTTATCAGCTCTATCAGAATATCTTTTTAAAGATATAGATAAAGATACAATAGAAGAATGGAGAGATAACTACGATGACACTGAGCAGTACCCAGCTGTGCTGCCCACTAAGGGGTTTTTTAATATAGTGAATGGGACTATGGGTATTGGAGTTGGCGCCGCCTCTTCAATCCCACAGTTCAATTTACAAGAAGTAAACAACGCATTAATTTTCTTATTGGAAAATCCTGATGCTTCTTTTGAAGACATATATTGCGCGCCAGATTTTGCCACGGGCGCAGTATTATTAAATGAAAAAGAAATCAAGCAAGGATTAAAAACTGGATATGGCTGTTCTTGTAAGCTTCGTTCAGTTATTGAATACGATAAAAATAATCGTTGTTTCATAGTAAAAGAAATCCCATATAGTGTCTATACAAATACAATTTGTAAAGAATTGGAAGAAATTTTAAATGGAGAAGAAAACCCAGGAATTGAAAGGTTTAATGACCTTACTGGTTCTACTCCTAATATTAAAATTTATTTAAAAAGAAATTCAAATCCCGATAGAGTATTAAAATATTTATATAAAAATACTTCACTTCAATCTTACTATGGAATTAATATGACAATGCTTGAGAATGGTCGTTACCCAAAAGTCTTTGGGTGGAAAGAGCTTCTCCAATCACATATTAACCATGAAAAGATTGTATATCGTAGAGGATTCGAATTTGAGTTAAATAAAAAGCTTGCGCGTGTTCATATATTAGATGGTCTATTAGTTTGCTTAGCTTCTATTGATGAGGTGGTACAAGTAATAAAAAGTTCCGCAACAACAGCAGCAGCAAGTAAAGCACTCCAGGAAACCTTCCTTTTAGATGGCGCGCAAGCTAAAGCTGTTCTCGAATTAAAACTCTCCCGTTTAGCACACTTAGAAGTTGAAAAAATTGAAAAAGAAAAACAGAAACTTGAACTTGAAATTGCAGAATTGAGAGAAATTTTAGAGAACGAAGATAAATTTAATGAACAACTTATCAATGGTTGGAATGAAGTTTCAAAAAAGTTCAGCGATTCTCGAAGAACTCAAATCTTAAATATTGAAAATGAAGATGATGAACCAAAAGAACTTCGTAAATTATCAATTAATCTTTCTAATCAGAACAACATTTATATTCATGAAGTTTCCACTTTATACTCCCAAAGCAGGGGCGGCGTAGGTAAGAAATTTAAAATGAATAAGGGTGAGTTCTTAATTTCTACTCAAAATGGAGACAATAAAAGTATAATTTTATTCTTCACAAAGAGTGGTAATTATTATCATGCCAAACTTTCTGATATTCCAACTGGAGAAGTTGTACCAATTGAATCAATAAGTGCTATGAGTAGTGAAGAAGAAGTATGTTATATGAGAGTTGTAGATAAAGAAACTCTTAAAGACAACAATAACAATATTATCTTCTTTACAAAACATGGGTTTATGAAGAAGAGTAAACTTAGCGAATACAATGTTACAAGACAGACGGGCGCAAAGGCTTTAACTTTAGAAACAAATGATGAAATATGTTCTGTAGCTGTAACAAATGATAGTCGTGTTGGTATGTTGACGGCGCGCGGTCAGTTCGTAATCTGCGAAACAAAAGATATACGTTCTATTGGTCGTGTGGCGAAGGGAGTAAAAGGAATTAAATTAAATGATGGAGATCAGCTAGTATCAGCTAAAGAAATTCCTAATAATACAAAAGAAATTATTAGTATAAGTAAAAATGGCTATACGAAACGAACTCCAATAAGTGATTTTTCTGTTACAAACAGAGGAGTAAAAGGCGGTAAAATCCATAAACTCAAAGACAACGAAGATAAATTAGTTTCTTTCTTACCAATTAGCACTGAAACGGAAGTTATAGTCGTGTCAAATAAAGCTCAAATCAAAATAAAATTATCCGATATTAGTCTTTTAGGTAAGGGCGCGCAAGGTACAAAATCAATTAGAATTACCGACTCCGCTAATGTAATTGGAATGACAATTTTTTAAGAAAATATCGGTCTTGAAAATTTGAGTTTAGTAAAAATTTAATATATAATATATATAGAAAGTTGAGAGAAAAACTTTCGAGAAATTAATAACTAAACAATTTTATTTAACAAAGGAGAAAAAAATTATGAAACTCACAGCAAAGTCAAATGAAGTATTCGAGTATGTAAAGAACAACGGTGGAAAGGTATCAATCCCTGAGATTACTAATGCGCTTGGAAGACCTAGCGATAGAAGTACTGGTGCTAACGTAACTGACCTCCAGAAGAAAGGTCTTGTTGTCAGAGAAAAGGTAGAAATCGAAGGAGCAGAGAAGCCAGTTACTTATGTTGTTCTGACAGACGAAGGTAAGGTTTTTGTTCCTAGCGACGACGAGGAATAATTTAATAGGAGGGTCTATCCCTCCGCCTTCTTTTTTATTTTAAAACAGATTAAACAAACAAACAGATATAAACAAATAGGAGAAAAATATGTTAAGACAGGCAGAGAACAAGGTTAAAGTAGAAGGTATCCTCGCAGAAATTGATCTTAAGCCAGGTTCATTTAATAAAAATGGACAGACTATGGAATCAATTGGTGGTCATATTATCGTTAAGGTAACTCAGAAGATTAGTGGCGAAATGAAAGAACTTGCAATTCCAGTGCATATGTTCGCGTCTAAGCTGACTAATAAGGGTACTCCTAACCCTGCTTATGAATCAATTAAGAAAATTGCTGACGAATATGTTAGTATTGCGGCATCTGAAACAGGTGAAGCTGGTGCGGATAGAATTAGAATTACAAGTGGTAGTGTTAGAATGAATGAGTATTATTCTGCAGATGGAAGACTCATTTCTTTCCCAAGAATTAATGCGTCATTTGTAACTCGTATTAATAAGAGTGATTGTAACCCTGAAGCTACATATATAACTGAATTTGTAGTTGCAAATAAATCAGAAGAAGTTGATCGTAATGGTGAACTTACTGGTAGATATAGAATCGATGCCATCATCCCTCAGTATGGCGGCAGAGTCGATGTTGTACCTATGTTTGCTCAGAGTGAGGGCGTCATTGATGCAGTTTCTACATATTGGAATGTGGGAGATACAGTAAAAGCTAATGGTAGACTTGATTTTTCAGCTACGACAGAAACAACTATTGAAGAAGTTGATTTTGGTGAACCAATTGAAAAGACAAGAACTATCAATAGAAGTGACCTTATTATTACGGGTGGCTCACAGGAACCTCTTGAAGGAGATTTCGCATTTGATAATGCAGAAATTCAGAATGCACTTGCAGATAGAAAGCTGAAACTTGAAAATCAGAAAGATAGGGATATGTCTAGAGCAGCTTCAAAGCATGCACCGGCGCAGAAGTCTAATAATGGATTCGCTGATCTTGGATTTTAAGGAGGTAACCAATGGCAATAGATATTATGAATATTAAGCCATCGGTCATTTCCAAAGATTTAAAAGGAAAATTTATATGTATTTACAGCTTGCCAAAGGTGGGAAAAACATCTTTGGCTTGCCAATTTCCTAAAAATTTACTATGCGGATTTGAGCATGGCTGGAATGCCATTTCTGGCGCCAAAGCAATAGACATCAAGAAATGGTCAGATTTTAAACAGGTTCTTAAACAGTTAGAGAAACCTGAAGCTCAAGAATTATATAATACTATTACAATTGATACAGTTGGAATTGCTTGGGATTTATGTGAACAATATATTTGTTCTCAACATGGAGTCCAAACATTATCAGACATCCCATGGGGTGGTGGTTATAGTGCTGCCAAAAAAGAATTTGATACTTGTCTGAGAAAAATTACTCAGCTTGGATATGGATTAGTTATAATTGCCCATGTGGATAAGCGTATTGAAAAACGCGCTGACGATTCAGAGGTAGAAATTCTTGGTCCTGCTATCCCTAAGCGAGCTTATGATATTGTCAACCAGCTCGTAGATATTATCGGGTATATTGATGTAACCTGGAATGAAGATGGTAGCAGCGAAAGAGTTTTGTACACTCGTAAAACTCCTACTGTAATGGCCGGTAGTAGATTTAAATATCTCGCTCCAAAAATTAAATTTGGTTATAATGAATTGGTTGAAGCTATTGTGGAGGCCATTCAGAAAAGCGAAAATATTGATGGAGCGACTGTCGTAGAAAAAGAAGAACAAAAAATCGAAGAAACATTGAATTTTGATGAGATTAGAGAAGAAGCATCTAAGCTTTGGACTAAACTTGTAAATCAAGATAATGCTAATGCTGAACGAATTTTGAAAAAAGTCGAAATGATTTTTGGAAGAAAAATTAAGTTAAGCGAAATTACTGAAGACCAAGTCGATCTTTTCAATCTAGTTCTTCTTGATATGAAAGACATGGATAAATAGAATAGAATTATTTGAAAGCGTATCTATATTAGATACGCTTTTTAAATTTGACAAATTGCTGAATTTTTGTTATAATATAATAAAGAAGAAAGGAGTGAAAATATGGCAAAATGTAGGCTTTGTGGAAAAGAAATTAACAAAGAAAAAGATGACTGGATAATGCCTTCAAAAAACTGGTATTATCATAAAGATTGTTATAATAATTGGAAGCAAGCTCAATTTACTAGCGATGAAGAATATATTGAATTAATCTATGACTTTATCGCAAGAGATTTAAAAAAATCATATGATTGGTGGGTTTGCGAAGCACAACGTAAAAAATTTATAAAAGAAAACAAGATGACCAATAAGGGCATCTTATTTGCATTGAAATATTTCTATGAAGTAAAACATGGAGATTGGGAAAGAGGCCATGGAGGTATTGGTATAGTTCCTTTCGTTTATAAAGATGCTTGTGCATACTGGGCGGCCAGGGAATATAATTCTAAAGGTACTATTGCTGAAATTGAACGTCAAATGCGCGAGGCCGCAACGAGAGAAAAGAAAGTAATTCATAGAAAAGGAAAAAAGCAACAGGAATTTAAAGTTGATTTTAGTGTTTTAGATGAGCTGGAGGATGAAGAGTGATTGATAAAAGAGATATTCAACAAATACTAGGCTGTTTGATGAAGAAACCTCAATTATTAAGTCAAATAGATAAATATTCTCTTGATTTAACAGATTTTCCCACAAGATTTGAACGTTCTATTTTTATGGCTATTAATGGTTTATATCGTCGCAGTGCTATAAAAATTCAACCAATAGATATAGAGAATTTTATTGAACCAGACCAAGTGTCTGCGAAATTATTCAAAGATAAAAATGGAATTGAATATTTACAAGACGCAATAGAATTGTCAGAAATTGATAACTTTGATTTCTATTATAATCGTTTTAAAATGTCTAATCTTTTAAGAGATTTAAAGAAGCAAGGTTTTGATATTAGTGAGTTTTATTGTGATGATTTAACGAATCCTAGAGCAGAAGAAATAAATGAACAGTTCAATTCTTTGACTCCCAAAAAAATAACTGAAGCAGTTAGAAAAAAATTAATTGGGATTGAGTCTAAATATGAGACTACTGATGAAATTGAAGTTGAATTAGCATCTGATGGAATGGAAGAATTAATAGACCAGTTCGGTGCTACATATGAAATAGGTATGCCTATCCAGGGTAATATATATAATCAAGTTATAGATGGGGCAAAGAAAGGTACGTTAACAATACGTTCCGCCGCCAGTGGCGTTGGCAAGACCAGAAACGCTGTGGCAGATGCTTGTTATTTAGCTTATCCTTTTAGATATAATTCAATGACTTGTGAGTGGGAACAAGAAGGAAATGATGAAAGAGTATTATTTATAGTTACAGAACAGCGATTTAAAGAAGTCAAAACAATGATTTTGGCATATTTAACTGATATAAATGCAACTCGTTTTAAATATGCTGATTTTAGTGAAAGAGAAATGAGTGTTATTACTCAAGCGATTCATTTGATGGAAAAATATAAAGAAAATCTAGTTTTAGTTAAGATGCCAAATCCAACAATTGAATCTGTAAAAACAATTGTTAGAGAAAACTGTATTATTCATGATATAGGTTACGTATTTTATGACTATATTTTTATTGGTCCTTCTCTACTGAATGAATTTAAAGGTTTTGCTTTAAGAAATGATGAAGTATTATTGATGTTTGCAACTGCATTAAAAGACTTAGCTGTTGAATTAGATGTAGCCATGTTTACTTCGACACAACTTAATGCAAAAGGCGATGATAATAAAGATATAAGAAATGAAAGTTCCCTCGCTGGCGGCCGAAGTACAATTAATAAAGCTGATAATGGTGCGATAATGGCTCGTCCAACAAAAGAAGAGTTAGAAATATTAGAACCATTATATAGAGATAATATTAATAATAAACCGAATCTTGTAACGGATATATTCAAAGTTAGAAGTGGGGAATGGACACAAGTACGTATTTGGTCAGATATGAATTTAGGTACTTTAAAAAAGCGAGATTTATTCATAACTAACTCTCGAATGGAAGCTATAGAAAATTTTAATGAAAGAGATGATTATAAAATCAAAAGTTGGGATGAATCTGAAGACGAGCATTTAAAGATAATAGTAGAAAGGTTAAATAACGGTGAGATAGTTGATTGATTATAAAGAAATAATTGAACAATTAGATACTCAAAAAGTAATTCAATTAATGGAGACTTTAGGAGTACAAGATTATATAGAAAAGCCAGGTTATGTTATTTTTCCTACCATTTGTCACAACGAAGATCCATCAGAAGCATCTATGAAATTATATTATTATGAAAATAGTCATATTTTTCAGTGCTATACAGATGAAGGTAGTATGTCTATTTTTCAATTTTTAAAGAATTATTATGAAACAAGGTCTTATAATTATGACTGGTATGAAGATATTTATAAAGTTATCCTTGATTGTAGTAATTATAGAAGAATAGATAGCTTCGCGCCAAAGAAGTATAAAAGTATTCGTAATCTATACACGGCGGCGGAGCCAATAAAACTTCCAACTTATTCAAATAGAATAATAGATTGTTTTACAAAATTTTATCCACCAGAATGGTTAAATGATGGAATTACAAAAGCTTCAATGGATAAATTTAACATTCGTTATTCAGTAACTCAAAATAAAATTATAATTCCTCATTATAATGTTAATGGTGAACTCGTAGGAATACGAGGGCGCGCACTCAACGAATGGGAAGTTGAGAATGTAGGTAAATATATGCCCGTACAGATAGAGGGTAAATGGTATAGTCATCCACTATCATTAAATTTATATGGATTGAACTGGACAAAAGAAAATATTAAAAGAACTGGAGTTTGTTTTTTAGTTGAAGCTGAAAAGTCTGTCCTTCAAATGGAAGGTTGGGATTTCGCGAACTGCTCTGCCGCGGTATGCGGAAGTCAATTCAACAAACACGCTTTGAAACTTTTAATGAAAACTGCGCGACCACGTGAGATTATAATTTGTTTTGACAAAGAAGAAAAAAAAGGTAGCGAAGAATATTTTAATAAATTATATTCAATAGGTAAAAAATATCAGAATTATTGCGACTTTTCTTTTATATATGATAGAGAAGGATTATTAGATATGAAAGATTCGCCGACTGATAAAGGGAGCGAAATCTTTTGGAAGCTTTATAAAAAACGTGTGAAAATAAGGTGATAATATGAAAGTATGCGGAATCTATGCAATCATTAATTTAAATAATAATAATATGTATATAGGTAAATCTATAGATGTCTTTCAACGATGGGAACAACATTTAGATAATGCTCGTCTTAAAAAATATCAATATGAGTTTTATAAAGATTTAATTAACATATCTAATTTTACTTTTCAAATACTTGAAATTTGCGAAGAAGACCAACTACAAGAAAAAGAACAATTTTATATAGATAAATATAATTCTTTATCTAAAGGGTATAACCAGGTTCAAGCAATTGATATTACTAAACAAGAAAGTTTAATGTTACAAGAAAGTATTTTAAAAGCTATTAATTTATTAGAAAATACTAATTTATTCTATAAAGATATAGCACAACAAACAAATTTAAGCGTTAATACTGTTTATAATATTAATATTTGCAAAAGCCATACTAAATATCATAATTATAAAAATAATATTCGTAAAGAGTGTGGACGAAAACAATATTATGATAAAGGGGAATTAAACCCACATAGCAAATTAAATGAAACACAAGTGTTAGAAATTATTGAATTATTAAAACACACAAATTTAACCTTAAGACAGATAGGAGAAAAATATAATGTTTCTCATAGTACCATTAATAATATAAACCGATGCAAAAGATGGACACATCTTATTAAAGATTTTAGTTATAATATTAGAAAAGAATATCAAGAGCGATAATTATATAAAAAGAGGGTAAGAATAAGATGAAAACAATAGCTTCAGAGCGACAAGATATGTTAAAACAACTCATAAAGGATTTAGATAAATTAACTAACCTTGTTACAATTGAAGGAATAAATTATCTGACAGATGCTAAATTAAGAGCCTATATTCTTCAAACAATTTTTATTATAGAGGAGCAAACGAATGAGAACAAAACTTGTAAATAAAGATATTAGAAGTAATTATACAAATGAATTGTTAATGGAGCGAGGTCTTACAAAAGAAGAATTAGAGTATTTTCTTAAAGTCCCTAACGATAGTAAGCTACAAGCCCCAAATTGTTTAAATAATATTGACGCCGGCGCAGCTTTATTCGATGATATGGTTCGTTCTCTAGGAGAAAAAGAACGTATTATTGTAGTAGTCGATAGTGATGTAGACGGTTTCACTTCCGCAGCAATTTTTGGACAATATCTGCGTAAACATAATGAGAAAGTTCAGATTGATTATATTTTACATAAGGGCAAAGGTCATGGCCTATCAGATACAATTGAAGATATATATAAACTATATGACGAAAATCCAAATATTAAATATGTAATTTTACCAGATTCCAGTAGTAACGATTATGAATATCACGAACGTTTGTATAATGATAATATAAAATGTTTGATTTTAGACCATCACATTGTAGAACCTGACACTCAATTCTCCGAAGGGGCAGTTATTATTAATAACCAGCTATCAGATGAATATATTAATAAAGATTTATGTGGCGCGGGAGTGACATGGCAATTTTGTAGATTTATGGATAACTTCTATGACACTCATTATGCCGACGAATTTATTGACCTCGCCGCCCTCGGTATAGTATCTGATATGATGTCAATGCTTTCATTGGAAAACAGATATATTGTGCATACAGGACTAAATCGAATTAATAACTATTTCTTTAAAGCACTTTGTGAAAAGCAATCCTTTTCAATGGGAGGGAAAGTAACTCCTATTACTATTGCATTTTACATTACCCCACTCATTAATGCGATGATTCGTGCCGGCGCCGAAGACGAAAAACAGCGCTGTTTCCAAGCCTTTGTTGACGGGCATGCAATGGTAGAATCTCATAAGCGTGGTGCAAAGGGTACTTTTGAAGAGGTAGCAATTGAGTCAGCGCGTGAGTGTACGAATGCACGTGCAAAGCAAAAT